ATGAAATTAACAAGCGGACAAATTCAAGACGTAAAAAGAGCAGTAATTAAAGAGGTTAAAGACTCTGAATACGGTTCGAGAGGTATTAATACTTATGTATCATTAGTAGGTATTGATTTAGATTTAACTTACGGTTTAACTGTAGCTCCAGTAGTAGAAAGCGGTTTAACTCTTATAGCTACTTTAGAGTTTTTCGAGGCTTTCGATTTAGACGGAGATTCTATCGAGATTGCTAACAAGGAATTAGTAAAGACTATAACTATTAAACTTTGGTAATATGAGTAATGAGGTTTTACAAGCGATAGAGATAGTAGAGAACTTACTGCTATCCTATCAAGAGAAGATTAAGAAACTACCGGATAACGAGAAATTAAAGAAAGGTTTTAACGATATGATACAAGTAAGAGCGGTACTATGGACTTTAGGAAGTGATAAAAAATAATTTAAAACCATATAACGAATAGAAAAATGAAAAGAAAAGAAATTACAGAGTTTAACGAGGCGTTTGGTTATCCGGCACCTTTAAAGCCTACTACTTTAGCTAACCACGGATTAAGAGGTAAGTTAATTATAGAGGAGTTAGAAGAGTATAGAGACGCTTGTAGGTCTAAGAACATTGTAGAGATAGCCGACGCTATCGGAGATATGCTTTACTTAGTCTTAGGAGCTGCAGTAGAACACGGATTAGAGATAGAGCCGGTATTCGACGAGATTCATAGAAGTAATATGAGTAAGATTGGAGAGAACGGTTTACCGATTAGAAGAGAAGACGGTAAGGTATTAAAAGGACCTAATTACTTTAAGCCAAATATTAGTAAGACTTTAGTCCACTCTATGAACTACGAACCGGGAGTAGAATGGACTCCAGACAAAACTATCTGCGAGTTAGATGTGGATGTAGAGAAGTATGTTAATACGGTAGTAGACGTAACCGCTAACTATTTCGATATTACGGTTAATTCTTTAGCCGGACCAAGTAGAAAACAGCCTATAGCAATCGCTAGACATATTATTAGTTACCTATGCTATAAGAGGTATACTTATTGGTCGGTATTCGGTAAAGAGCTTTCTTCTATAATCCATAGAGATAGAACGAGCTTTATTCACGGTAATAAGTTAGTAGGTGAGTTAATAAACTACGACGAGAAAGTAGAGTTAGCGGTTAAGGACATTACTAAATCTATTACTGTTGAACTAGGATAAAAAAAGTTAAAAAGTATTAGGTTTTTAACAAGTAGTTATATATCTTCGTTTAAACGAATAACAAATACGAATAATTATGAAAGTACAAGATTTAAGAAACGAGTTAGCTAATGGAGTAACAGACTTCGCATTTATTAAAAAGGACGGTTCAGTAAGAGTCGCCAGAGGCACTACGAATTTAACCTTTGTTCCAGTTGAAAAACATCCAAAAGGAACAGGAAAAGCGAGCGATAAAGTATTAGCTTACTTCGATTTAGAAAAAGATAACTGGAGATGCTTATCGGTTAACACGGAATTTGTAACAGCTTAATTAATTAGGGAGGGTAAAACCTCCCACTAAAAACGAATAACTATGAGTGAATGGAGTATTTTAATAGCTTTATTTAGAGCTACGGTAGAGCAAAAAGGATTCTTACAAGGAGAGACTAAACAACACGCTAAACTACTTTTTAACCGTTGGGAGAGAGAAGGAGATAAGTTAGTTAACCTTATAGAGTCGATGTCTAACGAAGAGGAGTTAGAGAGAATTACGGAGGTAATAGAAGAAGCAGTACACAAACTAAGAACAAATAAATAATATGAATTACGAGGAATTTTTAAAGAGTAAACGTCATTACATAGGTAATAGCGGGTTTGAACCTAACTATATACCTGATATGGCTTTCGACTTCCAAAGAGAAGTAATTACTAGAGCTGTAAAAAAAGGTCGTATGGCAGTTTTTGCGGATACTGGATTAGGTAAAACCTTAATGCAGATATCAATAGCTCAAAACGTGGTAAACCATACCGGAGGAAAAGTATTAATATTAACTCCTTTAGCTGTAGCTTTTCAATTTATTATTGAGGCTGAAAAAATGGGCATAACAGATATTGAATACTCTAAAGACGGTAGCCATAGTAAAAGTATTGTAGTATCTAATTACGAGAGACTTCACTACTTCGATAGTAAAGACTTTCAAGGAGTAGTATTAGATGAATCTTCTATACTTAAAAACTTTGAAGGTAAGATTAAAAACCAAGTAACTAGCTTTGTTAAAAAGATTTCTTATAGGTTTTTATCTACTGCTACACCGTCTCCTAACGACTTTATAGAGCTTGGTACTAGTTCGGAGGCTTTAGGTTATATGGGTTATATGGATATGCTAGGAAAGTTCTTTAAGAATAATAATAGTAGTGTAGCTAAACAGACTAGGAATATAGGAGAGAAGTATTATCTAAAACCACACGCGGAGACAGACTTTTTCGCTTGGGTTAATCAATGGTCGGTTATGATTAAAATGCCTAGCGACTTAGGTTTTAATAATGACAGATACAAGCTACCTGAGTTAATAGTTAATAAGCACGTAGTAGACAACTTATCTTTAGTTGGGTTAAATGACCAAGCTCAAATGTTTCCTAAAGAGGCTAAGACTTTTCAAGAGATTAGACTAGAGCAAAAACAAACTATTAAAGAAAGATGCGAAAAAGCGGTAGAACTAGCTAAAGGTAAAACCTCTGTATACTGGGTAAACTTAAACGAAGAAAGTAGTTTAATAAATGAACTAGACGAGGAAGCGGTAGAGATTAGAGGTAGTATGTCTATTGATAAGAAAGAGGATATACTATTAAGATTTGCTAAAGGAGATATAAAAAGGATTATTACTAAGGCTAAGATGACCGGTATGGGGTTAAACTGGCAACATTGTAATCACTCGGTATTCTTCCCTACTTACTCTTACGAACAATACTACCAAGCTATTAGACGTTTTTGGAGGTTTGGGCAAAAGAACGACGTAGTTATAGACGTTGTAACCTCTGGAGGACAAAAAAGAGTTATGAAAGCTTTAGAACAAAAAACAGAGAAAGCCATCCAACTTTATGAGAATTTAACAAAGAATGTAAACAGTAACTTTATCGACGATAAAAAAGAATTTAAAAACGAAATCATTAAACCAAAATTTTAACATTATGAACAAAGTAAAAGACCAATTAGTAACGGACAATTATGCAATTTATAACAGCGACTGTATGTATGTCCTTCCAACTTTAGAAAACGAATCTATAGATTTATCTATATATTCTCCTCCATTCGCAGGACTTTACAACTACTCATCTAGTGAGAATGACTTCTCTAACTGTGAGAATAAAGAACAGTTTTTAGAGCAGTATGAGTATTTAGTTCAGCAGATTGCGAGAGTAACAAAGCCTGGAAGAATTACCGCAGTACATTGTACGGACGTTTTTGATAATACTTGTAGACTATGGGACTTTCCTAGTGAGATTATTAAAATACATCAAAAGTACGGTTTTGAATATCGTAATAGAATCACAGTATGGAAAGAGCCTTTAAAGGTTCGTATGAGAACTATGGTACAATCTTTAATGCACAAATTTATAGTTGAGGACTCTACAAGATGCTTTACAGCTATGCCGGATTACGTTTTAGTATTTACTAAAAAAGGAGAAAACCAAGTACCAGTAACTCATAAGAAAGGATTAAGTAAGTACTTCGGAGCTACTCCTATTTTACCTAACATCTTACAAGCTTGGAACAATGCTAACAAGTCAGATTTAAATGAGGCTCAACTATGGGACCACTTAAATAGAGAATTTAAAGACCACGAAGACCCGAAGAGTAATAAGTTATCTCACTATATATGGCAAAGATACGCGTCGGCTGTATGGGATGATATCAGAATAGATAACGTACTACCTTTTAGAGATTCAAGAGAAGAGGACGACGAGAAGCACGTACACCCACTACAACTAGACGTTATTGATAGACTTGTAGAATTATACTCTAATCCGGGAGAGGTTGTATTTACTCCTTTTATGGGCGTAGGTTCTGAGGTTTATTATCCAGTATCTTTAGGACGTAAAGCTATCGGTATTGAGTTAAAAGATTCGTATTTTAAACAAGCTAAGATAAACTTAGGTTTAGCTGACCAAAGATTTAAAGACGAGGTTAAACAAGAAACTTTATTTTAATATGAAAGATAGATTTATAAAATTATTAGACTCGGTAGGTTATCCCTACCGTAGTCTTAACGCGGTTAATAAAAAAGAATTAACAGAAATACATAGAGAGATATTTAAAAAGAGTAGTTCTTACTATCAGAGTAGAACTTGTAGCTCTTGTTACGTATCTATGTTAAACGACTTAGTAATTAAGTACGGATTACCTAAAAGGGTAGAGGTAGCTAACGATTACGAAGAAAGGATGAACATTTGCAAATCTTGCACAGCTACAAAAGACCAAGAAGGTCCAATTTACACTTGCGGTAAGTTAGGTAGACCTACGAAAGGTCGTTTTAGTACTTGTGGGTGTATCCTGAATGTAAAGAACCGCTTTAAAAACCAAAAATGTCCAAGAGGAAAGTTTTAGATTATGAGTAAAACGATAAAAGATTATTTCTCTATTAAAGAGTTAGTAGACGAAGAGGTGTTTAACAGATTTGGTAATGGTGCTTGGAAGTTTTTAGATGAAAACTTATTAGAGTGTTTATTCATTATTAGACATAACTTAAGGAAACCTATAACGGTTAATAATTGGGCGTGGGGAGGTCAGTTCTCCCAGAGAGGGTTAAGACATAATAATAGTCCTATGGTTAAGAAAAAGACTAAGGCTTACTTATCAGCTCATATGTTTGGTAAAGCGGTAGACTTCGACGTTGAAGGAATGACAGCTATAGAGGTTAGAGAATGGATAGTTAATAACGCTGATTTATTTCCTTGTCAGATTAGATTAGAGAATCTACTAAACGGTAAGCCTATTAGCTGGACGCATTTAGATTGCATTCAAGACGAATCTAAGTCTAAAGTTTATCTTTTTAACGTATAAAACGTATATTAAAGTATGAAAAGTGATAATAAAAAAGGAAGAATAGCAGATGCTACAGAGGCAGAGAAAAGAATTAACAAAGCTGTAGAGCTTTTATTAGATGATAATTCAAGTAGAGCCGAGTGGGTTATTTACTGTAAAGAAGTTTATAATATAGAGTCTAGGCAGTCCGATGTTTATTGGGCGAGAGCTAAAGAGATTATTAAAGACAAGTTCTCTAAAGACAGAGATGCTATATTTGAAAGTCATCACGCTAGGCTATTTGCTCTTTATAAGAAAGCCTTAAAGGACGACGAAAAAGAAGTAGCAAGAAAAGCTTTAGCAGATATGGCTAAGTTAACCGGAGTAAATGAGCCTGATAAGAAAGACGTTACTAGCGAAGGAGAAAGAATACAAATTAATATAGGCATCGAGCCGGACGAAGATAATGAGGAGTAAATTATTAGAAGAAAATAGAAGAAAGAGAAAGGAGTTTAGAACTAAGGTTAGTGCTATGCCTTTCGAGATTAGGTACACTACTTCGTGTAGATACGTAGGTGCTAAATTTAGAAGGACTCGTACTTATGGTGAAGAATGATATAAACTTAACTAAGAAACAAGCATTAGCGTTTAAATACCTAAATGACAAGGAGACTATAGAGGTGTTATACGGTGGGAGTGCCGGAGGGGGTAAGTCCTTCTTCGGTGTTCTTTGGTTAATACATAATTGTATAAAATATCCGGGTACTAGATGGTTAATGGGACGTTCTAAATTAGATGCTTTAAAGAAAACCACCCTTAACTCTTTCTTTGACGTTACCGGAATGTTAGGTATTGACTCGGAGTATAATTATAACGCTAACGAGAAAACTATAACTTTTAAAAATAAATCTCAGATAGTTCTAAAGGATTTGTTT